GGCAAGGTGGGTTTATTTCACTACCGTCTGATGAACCAGACGATATACGCTATTTTCGGGGCTTTCGTGGGCAAAAACGCGGTTATTATTTAGGATAAATTATGAAATACGATCCCAAAACTCGGGAATATCTTAGAGACGAACAACTTCCCAGTTCAGAAGAATATACATCAATTTCAAAACGACAACTCCCATCCACTGCGGCAGGGCTTCCGGGGCTGTTGGTGCGAGAAATGCCATTTCTAGAAGATTCAAATGTTTCGGGATTTGTGCTTTTCAACCCGCGAGACACACCGGGAAATCGTAAACTACAGCAAAACGTATTTGTACGTCCTAGTGCATCAGATGCAACAATTGCTCATGAGATTGAGCATTTACTAGCCAGACAGAATCTAGGAGAAGGCAGTTCGATTAACCAGAAATTTGATGAATTGATTGGAGATAAAGACGGTAAATTAAAACGAAGCATGTTTGTATCAAATGCTATAAAATCCCTTCCGTATTTGGAAGAAAAATATGGGCTTGTAAAAAACGCTTATTTTAATCCTGTTGCTATGCGAGCAATGACAGGAAACGACTTTGGTGTTGGGTTTTACGAAATATTAGCGTCTTTGGCTGGTCTTGAAGCTTCTAAAAATGTTGATTTAACTAAAGACCCAGTACTTAGAGAAACATTATTTGCCGATAAAGATGTGCGGGAAACATACAACGCGCTAACAGGACTACGTCAAACTAGGCTAGACCCAAGAGATATTGCACCATATACTCGGGTAAAAGAAAAAGAAAAAGAAGAAAGCATCATGCAGAAAATTAAATCAAAATTAGGATTTTCTTGGGGCGGGCATATTCCGCAAGCTGGAAATAACAAGCTAATTTAGGGTAAAAAATGGCTATTGATAAAGCACTGTACGCAGCACCCCAAGGGATTGACAGCCTTTCAACCGAAGAAGCCCCTATTGAGATTGAAATTGTTAATCCAGAAGGCGTGTCAATTGGTATTGATGGGGTTGAGATTAATCTGATGCCAGAAAGCGGTAAAGAAGAAGAGGAGTTTGATTCTAATCTTGCCGACTACATGGATGACTCAGAGCTTCAAAAAATTGCTGGCGACATTATGGAGTTAGTTGAAGCAGACATTAACTCTCGCAAAGATTGGGTTGATACTTATGTTAAGGGGCTTGATGTTCTTGGGTTGCGCTATGACAACGTGACAGAGCCTTGGGATGGTGCTTGTGGTGTGTTCTCCACACTGCTTACCGAGGCTGCAATTCGCTTTCAAAGCGAATCAATTATGGAGACTTTCCCCGCTGATGGACCTGTAAAAACTAATATTATTGGTGCATCCAGTCCTGAAATTGAAGAGGCGGCTAAACGTGTAGAAGCTGATATGAACTATCAGCTAACAGACAAAATGCCTGAGTATCGTTCTGAGCATGAACGTGCGTTATGGGGTGTGGCGTTAGCCGGTTCATCATTCAAAAAAGTCTATTACGACCCGTCACTTGAACGGCAGGTGTCCTTTTATATACCCGCCGAGGACATAATCCTACCGTACGGCGTAACAAACATCAGACGTACAGATCGCCTTACGCATGTGATGCGTAAGACTAAAAACGATATTAAACGCTTGCAGGTCAGCGGTTTTTATTGTGATGTGGATATTGGTGAACCCTACGCTAACCAGACTGATATTGAAAAAGCCAAGGCACAAAAAGAAGGTGTTGAGCAAACCAAAGATGAGCGGTATCAGATATACGAAGTGCATATTGAGTATGACTTGCCCGGATACGAAGAAGATTTACCATTGCCCTACGTCATTACCATTGATAAGGGGACTAATAAGGTTTTAGCAATTCGTCGTAATTACCGTGAAGATGACCCACGCAAAGCAGCAAGACAACACTTTGTACACTACATGTATGTCCCCGGTTTTGGGGCGTATGGCTTTGGGTTGATACATATTATTGGTGGCTACGCCACAGCAGGTACCATGCTGATTCGTCAGTTGGTTGACGCGGGTTCTTTAGCTAATCTTCCGGGTGGTTTGAAATCCAGAGGTCTGCGTATCAAAGGTGACGATACGCCGATTGCTCCCGGTGAGTGGAGAGATGTGGATGTTCCGGGTGGTGTAATCAGGGACAACATCTTACCGCTGCCATATAAAGAACCAAGCCAAACACTTCTTGCACTGTTAAACCAGATCACCGAAGAAGCACGAAGGCTCAGTGGTATGGCTGATATGAAGATCAGCGATATGTCGAGTCAGGCTCCGGTAGGCACTACGCTAGCCCTCTTAGAGCGGCAGTTAAAAACAATGGGTGCAGTACAAGCTCGCATCCATGCAGCGATGAAAGAAGAGTTTAAGCTGTTAAAAGAAATTATCAGAGAATACACAAGTCCAGACTATAGTTATGTACCCCAAGATGGCACACCACAGGTTAAAGCTGAGGATTACGATGTAATTGAAGTAATCCCTGTATCCGACCCTAACGCTTCAACAATGGCCCAACGGGTTGTGCAATACCAAGCTGCCCTACAGCTTGCTCAGG